TTCGCATTGGCTTCCGCCGTGTTGGCGTACTCCAGCGCGGTCGCCTCTGCGTCCTCCTGGGCCTGCTGGGCCAACGTGGCCGCGTAGTTCGTGGCGTTGGTCAGCTCGTCCTTGGTGGCAAGTCCGGCCAGCTGGGCCGTGGTGACCTCTGTGACCGTTTCGCCCACCTCGTCGGTGGTGACGTAGTCCTCCAGCTGGGCGTCTGTGTAGCCGTTCGCCAGGCGGGCGGCTGTTTCGGTGGCGATCTCCTGATCGTCCCGCTGCATTTGGGCGAAGGATTTGGAGACGTTGTTGATCTCGACCTGGTTGTCCTGGTCGTTCTCATACTCGTCGATCTCCACGATCCGCTGCTTCTCCCGGATGCCGGTGGACTTACTGACCAGGGTGATCGTGTCGCCGATGCCGTAGCCGAAGAAGTCCGGGTGTTCCGTGCTTCCCGCGGCCAGGTCTTTGACTGATCCGGTGTAGCTGGAAAGAGGTCTGCACGCTTCCGCCAGCTTTGCCAGGGCGTCCTCGCGCAGGCTTTTGACGTTGGTGTAGCGCTCGTCGCGCCATACCTTCCGCACCTTCTTCTTGCTGTAGGTATAGTCTGCCAGGATCAGCACCGGATCGTCCACGTCCGACAGAAGGGTCATGCCATTCTTGCCGACGGGGACGATCTGGGTGAAAAATTCATAGGTGTCGCGGTCATACTCCAGGCTTTTCAGGTTGATGCCTTCCATGAAGTGGACGCCGCGATCGACGCCGCGGGCCGCGTAGATGTTGATCACGTGGTTCAGGGTGTCGATCTCGACCTCGCAGCGGTATGTGCTGACACATTGCTGAAGGATCGCCCAGGCGTCACAGTCGTCTTCCTTCCGGATCGTTCGCTTCTTCGTGATCTCGCAGACGCCCACAGTCCAGTCGCTGTCCTCCAGCGCCAGAGCCAGGACGGCGTCCACGGTCATTTCCACAGCCTCGAAGCCGCCCACGAACAGGCAGTTCTCGATGCCTTCGATGTTCATGGTGGCCGTGACGCTGATCCAGTCGGACGTGGTGCCGCCGGTGACCTGCTTGATCACGAACTCGTCCGTCTTCGTCCGGACGTATGCCTCGTTTTTCAGCTGGCCCACATAGGGGCCGCTTTTGGGGTACTTGAAGTACAGGGTCTTCTCGTCGTATTCCAGGGCGTGCTTCACGTGCAGCTCCCGGTGTCCGACCAGCACGCCGACGCGCTGGCCGGTGTCGGTGTATAGCTGGGGCATGGTGTCGCCTCCTTACAGCCAGACCGGCCAATAGTCCACGGTCACCAGGGCGTCGCCGCGGGAGAACTTCAGGGCCGCCACAGAATCGCGCAGGGCGGGCGGTTCCCAGAGATCGACGTCGGCGCCTTTGCTGACGCCGCGCTCCCAGGCGGTGCCGTCGCGTCCGTCGATCGTCACCGATACGGCGGCGGACAGGTTGGAGATCACGATGGGGTCTTCTGTCAGGCCCTCGATCGTGAAGCTGTCCATGTCCACCTCCGGGCTGATCGTCAGGATCACCGGGGTCGGGCGGGCGCCCACGCGTTTCAGCTGGGCCTCGGTGACGCCCTGGAACTGCTGCCGCTGCATTTCGCCGCGCAGGTAGCCCCGGAACTCCAGCGTCAGCTTCTGCCGGGTTTTGCTTCTCTGCACCTGGGCGATATTGCTGGTCTTCAGATAGCCCACATACTCGCCCCGGATGCCCGGCACCTTCAGGATCGCCTCCGACGTCAGCAGGGCCAGCAGCTGGGCCATGTTCTGGATGATCTTCGACCGGTCAGGGCCGCGGAAGTACAGCACCGCCTTCGCGGTACCGAAGGTGACCGTGGTGGTGCCCGGCGTGGGCGCCACCGCTTTGTCGATCCATTCCACGGCGACCGCGTCCTGGGCGGGCTGCATTTCAAACGTCAGCTTCGTCGCCCCGAACTTCGCGATCGGTTCGTTGTTGATTCTCATGTCGTCGCCCTCCTGATCGCCCGGCTGCTGCCCGCCAGGTACTTCTCGACCTTGACGATCTGCCGGGTGGTGATTTCCTCGCCGTCGATCAGACAGGTCACATAGACCACGACGTTCTGGACGGCGTCGGTCAGCTGGGCCAGTTTAGTGTCCAGCATATTACCCAGTCGCACATAGAAAGGCTCCAGGGGCAGGATCGCCTCCTTGCCTGCTTCGCCGCCACCCAGCAGCGTGTTCCCATTCATGCCGAAGATCGTGTCGCCGTCCATGATGGCGCCGGTCTTATACCAGGAAATGCCGAACTTCGGCACCTGGGGCGGATTCAGGGAGAACTTGCCGCTGATATACGGGTGGGGCATTGCCAGCTTCGGCAGGCTCCAGGAAAAATTGAAGAAGCCCTTGATCTTGTCGATTGCAGACTTCACCACATTGATCGCAGAGTTGATCGGGGTGCTGATCGCGGTCTTGATCGCATTCCAGGTGGAGCTGGTCGCGGACTTGATGCTGTTCCAGACAGACGACACGGTGGTCTTCACGGCGTTGACAGCGGTGGAGACGGCGGACTTCACGCCGTTGATGTCTCCGGTGACCAGGGCCTTGATACCGGCCCAGACGCTGCTGGTGACGGTCTTGATGCCGTTCCAGACGGTGCTGATCACAGACTTCACCGTATTGACCGCGGTGCTGACGATCGTGCTGATCGTGTTCCAGACCGTGCTGATCGTGTTCTTGATGCCGTTCCAGGCGCTGGTGAAGATGGAGCTGATCGTGTTCAGGATGCCGGTGATCGTTGTGACGATGCCGTTCCACAGCCCCACGAAGAAGTTCTTGATGTTGTTCCACAGGTTCACGAAGAAGGTGCTGATCGACGTCCACACGGTGTTCCAGTCGGTGCCAAACCACCCCAGGATCACGTCAGCGACGCCGCGGATCGTGGTGACCCAGTTGCTGAAGGTGTTCTTCGCGTATTCCCAGGCATTTGCAAAAATGCCCTTTACAGCCTCCCAGCAGCCCTCCCAGTCGCCTTTGAATAGCGCAATGAAGAAGTCAACGACGCCCAGGATGTGGTTCGTCACAGCCGTCAACGTGTTGCTGATATGTTGGAAGGCTCCCTCGAATACCGGCGCCAGGAACTCACACAGAGCATTCCACACGGTTTTGATCGCCGCGCTGACGCTCTCGAATGTGATGCCCATGCCGCCCAGGCGTTCCTTCAGTCCTTCGATAAAAGTGCCGACGGTGTTCTTGATCTCGTTCCAGATGTCAATGATCGCCGTCCGGAAGCCTTCGTTCGTGTTCCATAGGTGCATGAACGCCGCCACCAGGGCCGCCACCACAGCAGCGACCGCCAGCACCGGTGCAGACACTCCAGCCAGAGCCACCTTCACAGCGGCCAGGCCGGTCTTCATCAGTTTGAACGCGTTCACCACGTTCTTGACGGTTTTGATCACTTTGGAGACGCCCAGGATCAGCGGGCCGATCGCAGCCACGACGCCCGCCACCGTCAGGATCGTCTTCTTCGTGTCCTCGTCAGCGGCAGCGAAGGCCGCCGCCCACTCCTGAATCCTTGCGACGACGTTCCGGATCGTGGGCATTAAGATGTCGCCGATCTGAATCGCGATACCCTCGATGGTGGACTTCAGGATGGTGATCTGTCCGGACAGGTTGTCCAGTTTTACGGCAGCCGCAGCTTCCGCGGCGCCTTCGCAGCCGTAGATCGCTTCCGTCAGGCTTTGGAAGTCTGCGTCAGATGCGGATACGATAGCCGCCCAGCCGGACATGGCTTCCGTGCCGAAGATCGTAGACAGGGCCTGGGCCTGGGTTGTTGCATCCAGGTCTCCCATAGCAGACCGCAGGTTCTGCATTGTTCCCATGAAGTCGACGCTGCCGTCCTCCGTGGTCGCAATGTTGAAGCCATACTGTTCCATTGCTTTCGCCGCTTCTGTCGTCGGGTCGATCAACTTGGACAGACCAGAACGCAGAGCCGTGCCCGCCTGGCTTGCCTTGATACCTGCATTGCCCATCAAGCCCGTGGCGATCGCGCAGTCTTCGACGGTGATGCCCAGGGTGCCGCACACGGCGCCCGCGTACTTGAACGTCTCACCCATCATGGCGACGCTTGTGTTCGCATTATTTCCAGCCGCCACCAGGACGTCCGCAAAATGTGCAGAATCCGACGCCGCCAGCCCGAAGGCGGTCAGACCGTCGGTCAGTATGTCCGAAGTCGCGGCCAGGTCTTCACCGCTGGCTGCCGCGGCGTTCATTACGCCCGCGATACCGTCCAGCATATCCTCCGTCGACCAGCCTGCCATGGCCATGTATTCCATGGCGGACGCAGCTTCCGAAGCAGAGAACGCGGTGGTGCTGCCCATTTCCAAGGCTTTGTCGCGCAGGGCGTCGAAGTCGTCGCCGGTCGCTCCGGAGATAGACTGCACCGTGGACATTTCCGCGTCAAAGTCCGCCGTGGTCTTCACCGCAGCGGCGCCCATGCCAACGACGGCGCCGGTGACGACCATGAGCTTCTGGCCCACGTTGTCCATGACCTCGGTGGCCTTGTCGGCCTTCTTTGTCCACTCGTCCCAGGCGGCGTCCTTCAGTTCCTTATTGGTCTTTTTCAGCTCACCCTGTAATTCCACCAGGGCCTGCTCGCTCTTATTGGTGGCGACCGTCTGCTTCGACAGTCTTTCCTCGGTTTTGCTGACCTGGGCGGCGGCGTCCTTTTCTTCCTTGGTCAGCTGGGCCAGTTCTTCCTTCAGCGCCTTCGTCTCGTCGCTGTTCTCGCCGGTCGCCACCAATAAGAG